GGTTTTTACTATGAATAAGTATCGTAATAAAAAAACCACAATCAATGGGAAAACATTTTCCAGCAAAAAGGAAGCGACTAGATATACTGAGCTTGCGCTCCTAGAACGCGCAGGATCAATTTCAGGCTTGAGATTGCAGGTTGTCTATATCCTAGCCCCAAGTGTCGTTATCGGAGGGCGTAAAAGGCCACCTTTGCGCTATTTGGCAGACTTTGAGTATTGGCAGACTGGGGTGCTGATAGTTGAGGATGTAAAAGGCCGGATAACAGATGCATACAGGATAAAGCGTCATCTTATGAAGTCTGTACATGGAATTGATATTTTAGAGACGTAAAGGAGTTAAAATGACTGAAAAGATAAAGTTATCCACAGGCTCGATGCGTAATCAATGCCCTGCATGTCGTGAATTATTCAACTCTGTTGCCGCTTTCGACAAGCACAGATATGGTCAATTCGGGATTGAGGACAAATCCCATGAAGGGACTTTCCTACTATCTAACCGGAAATGCCGTACTATTGAGCAGATGGAAGCAAAAGGGATGGTCAAGACAAACAGTGGATTTTGGGCTTCCAAGGCTTACGACTACCCCTCCGATGATGTCGGAGTAGGCTAAAGCAGTACAAATCGAAAATAGGCCACTACAGACAAGCGATTCTGGCATTTTAAAGCGATAGTCTAACCCCAAAAAGAAGCCTGACCACGAATTGACGCGATCAGGCTTTAAATGCCGGATTTTAACCGGCAGGGGGAAATGGATTATATCATCTCCGTTTTCTGAATGCTAATTTGTGCAGATTATTGATTCTGCGCGGGATCAGAACATAAAAATGTTTGAATATAAGTTTGTGAAAGCCAATAAGTTCTTGATATTTCATGCTTCACCCCTTGCTTTGGCTAAGGCGGCGCGTGCCATTACGACTCCGCCGTTTACTTGTGGTTGATTAAGCCCGGTATTGATAGCTTGCTCTGCTCCGTAAAGTAGCAAATCAAGAGCTTCCAGCAATTCTGCTCTTTCGGCCAAAAGTTGCCGCACATCCGCGCAAGATAATTTTTGGACGCTGGCGTTGTCATGTTTATTTGCACAAGTTTTAATATATTTCAGGTCATCTGGCTTCATTTTGTACCCCTAAAGTTAAATATCCAAAGTTCGATAACAGCTTCCGGTATTCTCATCGCCCTGGCTCTACATTGGGCAAATAGCAGGGAATCATCAGCTAGGATCAGGAATTGAGATTTAGTCATGGTTTAGCCTCCCATTCGGCAAGTCCTCCGGTAACGACCCAAAGGAATACGATTTTTTGAGCAGCCCTGGCAGCATCCCAAGCAGCAGCCCTGGCAGCATCCCAAGCAGTAGAACTAGCAGCAGCCCTGGCAGCATCCCAAGCAGCAGCCATCTCAGCTTGTGTTGCGAGACCATTCGCAAATCGCTCGGATACCTCAAGTGCGGCAAAACTGCGCGGGTCAGTCATTAAATGCTTGACCTGTAAAGCGCACCATACTGCGTAGAGTCGCCATTCTCGGTCATATTCGGGCGCTGATTGACAGCAAAACAAAGCATCATTCATTCCGTTAGATTCGACAATGACAGAAAATGGCAATAATTCGTCGTAGTATATAATTGTTTCATGGTTTCCCCTTCGTAATTGATTTAAGATGCCTAGCCCAAGCCCGATAGACTGTACTTAGACTTAACCCACACTCACGGGCAGCGGAATAGCGGGTATGCGTACCGGCCAGGATAAGGGATATTGCGCGGTCTGTAGCGCTGGATTGACGGTTAGTCATTGCTGCACCTGCTCATTGCGCCGCAATGCTATCCTTGCAGCTTGCTCCAATACGGCAGCGGCAGCATAACGGTATTCTGTTGGCCAATATTGACCTGTGCAATAATCCACACGGTAATTGAGCGATCCGGATGGATTATTGAATGATTCCACAGACAAGCGACCAGAGAATGTAATTCTGCTGGCTTCTAAAATATCCGAGTCAATCACGCCAGCATAGCAGCATTTAGTAACCGCTTGTTTTACATCTTGCCATGCTTTAGTAATATGCCGCGAATCAGAGCGATAAGCGGTAACATCGCCATAGTTTGCAAAATCAAGGCCTGGATTCTGTGCAGCAAAGCCCAGAACGGCTATTAAAGCCTTTGGTGGGTTTGGATAGTTACAATATGTAAAGCATCCAACTCCGCCCATTAGTACAGCTTGCGCTCTTTTGTTCATAATGTTTGTCATGATATATCCCCTTTACGCCACAAGCAGTTAAGAAACGAGCTTTATCGAAGCGTGGATTGCATCCATCTCAAAGTCTTTTTTAGTCATGGTATTACCCCTATAGTTATCCTGACCATGTAGTCAGTGATGCGAGTATCAGGCATAACGCCTAGTATGTCAATAGCTGTAATGCGGATTAGTGGTTACTAACAAGATGAGTGGTTAAGGTATCTCTTAAACCCGCGCCAGCGCTGGAGGAATATTAGAATATCAGGAAGTGCTTGACAAGAAATATGGGTAGGAGTAAAAAGAAAACTGCGGTCTAACCCGACCGCCCAGCGGCTCCGAGGCCAAAGGGATAAACGCACACGCAGGCAACTGAGTAAAGGCAACCTGCAAAATACCGAGCGATAAACAAGATCGGCAAGCCCTATGGAGCGACGAGGGAAAATTTAAACAACAGGCAAGAGCGGGTTTTGCCTTTATTTAACTCTATAAGCAAACACTAATATGACTGCATTAGCCATCATCCACAAGCAAGAGATCATCGAGCGTTTAAGCTCTGGAGAGTATCTCAAAGTCATTGCCCATGATTACTTAATAACTCCGTCCGCAATTTGTAATCAACTAGCAGATGACCCAGACTATCAGGCAGCAAGAGAAGCTAGCCTAGAAGCTAGGATGGATGATAGAGAGAGTGAGTTGGAGGAAGCTACTGATATGATTAGTGTATCTCGCGCATCTAAACTCCTTAGTCATGCAGCATGGCGAGCTGAACGCGAATGCCCTCAACGCTGGGGTAAGGATACCAGGACACCTTCAGACGCTACTAACCTCAACACAATCAGCAACTTACTACTAACACAAGCAGTATCACTACTCCCTAAGCCACAAGTCATTGATAATACTATAGATGTGGTTGATGTACCTATAACGAGTGTTATGTCAAATAAGTAGTGAGTGCTTACCGGGTGGGGTGCATACCTTATTAGGAAGTGAAGCCCCGTATGTTTGAGGGTTCCCACTCTTAAATCTCTACTTAACTCTTCCTTCTTGGTGAAGATAGCGCAGGCACCAGTCTTCGGATAGTCGCATGGTGCCCCCTGTAAGGTTTTTGTAGTAGCGCGGAAAAAAATTATTTCAATGGAGGATATATGCCTGTAAAGATTACGAAATCAAAAGGTGGTTGTGTAAAGGTATCAACTCCTAACGGAGTGAAGGCTAAATGCACTACTCCTGCAAAGGCTAAAGCACAGAAGCGTCTTTTGAATGCTGTTGAGCATGGTTGGAAACCTGGGAGATAGAGATGACAATGGTAAAGATAGATACTGGATTTATTGATTATAGGGATGGGAGTATATTTTCAGTTCCTTATGATAGTGCTGATTCGGTTGTGATAACGGCAGAGAAGGTGATGGTGAATGGTGATGTGATTTTCACTATTACGAATGGGCCGATAGAGATAGTTGATCTTTTCTCTGTTTGCCAGACGGTAAATGATACGACTGCCTCGACTCTTCAATACAAGTCAAACCCCACTTCCGGGACTGCTACGACAATATCTGGTGCTTCGACTACGCTTGCAACAGCTTCTATCGGAAGCACCAATGCAACAGTCAGGATCGCTCCGACTGCGCTTTCTACGGCTCCTGCCATTATTCCATCTACTTCGGGTGGGGTGTCTTTGGGATTGAACGTATCGAACAAGATTCTTGTCCATGCAGGAACTATTTCTATTGTGATCGGTGTTGGTTCTACCACGGGAACATGGAAGCATTATCTCCGTTATCGTCAATTCAGCCCGGATACTTATGTAGTCGCTTCGTAAATGAGTTCTTTTTCTCCAGAGCAGTTGAATTCTCTCCGGTCTATACCGAGAACTGAGATTTTCGCTTACTGGAAGTCGATTGAAGATGTTGGAATCGAGAATAATGCCCTGAATGAAGCGGTCAGGATGCTTTGCAAGGCTGATCTATTCTATCTACTAGTCAATGTCTGTGGTCGGGTGGACATGAACAATGATTTTGCTTTTGATCGCTGCCGAGAAGTTGAGGCAGACCCTGACAATCATCTTGATTTATGGGCACGGGAACATTTTAAGGATTTAGCTGACGATACGCCCATATTGACGGCTAACCGTGGGTGGACTATTCATGGTGATCTTATTGTTGGGGACAGGATATTTTCACCAAAAGGCAAGGAAATATCGATTGTTGCTCTAAGCGAGAGATACACTACATCAAAATGCTATCGAATTACATTCCACGATAAGTCTGAAATAGTCGCTGGGGCAGGGCATTTATGGAAACTGCGTGTTAAACATAAACTCAGAGTGGCTAATGGTGAAGATAGATTAGTTGCGTTTACTGATGAAATTGTCACAACCGAATCATTATCTAGAGAAAAAAGATGTGATGTTGGGGTTGGAGAGCCATTAGAACGCCCTGTCGCACAACTTCCTATTGACCCATATGTGTTTGGCGCGTGGCTCGGTGACGGGACATCATCTACAGCATCAATTACCTGCGCTTATTCTGATATCGAAATAATCGAGCGAATCCGTAGCAAAGGTGTTTCTGCTGATGAAAGGAAAAGTTCCAATATGAATACCGGTTCATACCGTCTTAATTGTGGCATTCAGGGTAAAAAAGGTACTGGTATGACAGGATTGATTCGCAGACTTGGGATATTGAATAACAAGCATATCCCAGATGTTTACATGAATTCCAGTATCTATCAGCGTATGGAATTACTTCGTGGTTTGATGGATACTGATGGCACTTGCAATGATCGTGGTACAGCAACCTTTGCTAACATCAATGAAAGACTTGCCAATAATGTTTATGATTTGGCTACAAGTCTTGGTTTGCGTCCAGGAATAAGGGAATATGATTCAAAAATAGATTGTGCTAAATCAACAAATGGATTATATCGTCATTACCAAGTTAGTTTCCAAGCGCATAAAGACAGAAATCCATTTTCATTAAAAAGAAAAGCAGACCGTGCTATCTCCAGTTACTTACACAGGGATACCAGACTGGTAAGAAAAATAGAGGGAATACCATCTGTTCCTACGCGATGCATTCAAGTTGAAGGCGGGATGTATCTTGCTGGTCGTGAGTTGATACCTACGCATAACTCTTCCGTGATTACTTTCGGTCTTACTATTCAGGATATTCTCAAGAACCCTGAAGTTACTATCGGTATCTTCTCACATACCCGCCCTATTGCTAAAGCCTTCCTCCGTCAGATTATGCGGGAGTTCGAGGGTAATAGGATTCTACACGTTGCATTCCCCGATATTTTATGGGGTGAGGATACCAAACAATCACCAAAATGGTCGGAAGATGATGGTATAATCGTAAAGCGCAAGTCTAATCCAAATATGGCTACTATCGAGGCTTGGGGGCTGGTAGATGGACAGCCCACATCAAAACATTTCCATATCCTGCTTTATGATGACATTGTGGTTCAGGGTTCTGTCTCAAATCCTGAAATGATACAGAAGACCATGACAGCCCTTGAGCAGTCTTACAACCTTGGGGTTGCTACGCATCTTTGTCGGCGATTTGTAGGGACTAGATGGCATTTCAACGATGCTTACAAGACCATCAAGGATCGTCAAACTGCCATTCCCAGAGAACATCCAGGACGTATCGGAGGGACTGAAGAAGGGGAGTCTGTATTCTGGTCGGATGAGATTCATCTTCAAAAGCGTAGGGACATGGGGCCATACACTTATGCCGCCCAGATTCTTCTTAACCCGAAAGCCGATGCGATGCAGGGTTTCAAGAGGGAGTGGTTGAGGTTTTACACGAAACTCAACTCAGACAAGATGAACAAGTACATTCTTGTCGATGCGGCGAATTCCAAGAAAAAAGGTTCCGATTACACATCAATGTGGGTAGTTGGACTTGCCACAGATGGTAATTATTACGCTTTGGAAATGATTCGTGACCGGCTTAACCTGACTGAACGCGCTGATAGGCTTTTTACACTTCATCGGAAATGGAAACCCAAACAAGTAAGATACGAACGTTACGGCTTGATGGCTGATATTGAACATATTAAGGCCCGTCAGGAAAATGAGACTTACCGGTTTGATATAACCGAGGTTGCAGGTCAGACTTCAAAGACGGATCGGATAAAGAGACTTTTGCCAATTTTTGAGAATGGAAGGTTCTATTTGCCAAAAACCATGTATGTGACCGACTGGCAAAAAATCCCGGTAGACCTTGTAAATGCTTTCATCGAAGAAGAGTATATGGCCTTCCCCGTAGGACTCCATGATGATATGCTGGACGCGCTGGCTCGTATCGCAGAACCGGATTTGAAACTTGTCTGGCCGAAAGAAGAGAAAAAAGAAGAATATGTCCCGCCAAAATATGAAATAGCCCCTAATGTTGCATGGATGGCATGAGGTAATTATGAACGAATTTTACGAAAACAAAAAACAAGACAAAGTAATACCTGATACATTTCATTTTGTTAATGTCTATAAATTGCCAAAAGGTTATGTAGAAAAAGGACTTGAACTTGCAAAAGGCGCGTCATTTTTTGGTGTGCCAATCGAAGATTTGACTAGAGATGAATTGATTGCTTGTGCAATAAATGGCTGGCAAGAAGTGTCAAATGTTCGTGAAGAAGGTATTAGACAGAGAAATTTCTGATGGATTGTAAGAGGTAATTATGGAAGAAACAGAAAAAGAAACGCCCGAACAAGAGAAAAAAGAACTTCTCAAGGAAATCCTTGCAAATATCCAGATAGATATTGAAGCAGAAAAAGATAATCACAAGGAAATGCTTGATGACCTCAAGTTCTGCACGCTCGATCAATGGCCTGTCGAACTTCGCGCTTCCCGTGAAAATGACCTGAACGGGGCGCGTCCCTGCTTGACGGTTGACCTGACCAACCAATATATCACTCAAGTCGTCAATGACATGAGGCAAAATAAACCGGGTATTAAGATGCGCCCGGACAATGACGAAGCTGCTGTGGAAACCGCAGAAGTGCATCAGGGTCTTGTCAGGCATATCGAGGACAAATCTTCAGCTACTATCGCTTATGAAAACGCCGGTGAATGGGCTGTCAAGACCGGACGCGGATATTTTCGTATTATCACGGAATATATTGATGGAAGTTTCGATCAGGAACCAAGAATCATGCCTATCGAAGATGCTTTCTCAGTCTTTCTCGGCCCACATATCATGCCTGACGGTTCAGATGCAAAACGCGGAACGATTGTTACCGCATTACCGGCAGATGAATTCAAACGCCAATTTCCAAAAGCAAAGAGCGAATCAAGCGACTTTGAAGGACTTGGGGAATTCCGGCAAACATGGCGTGAAGAAAAAACAATCACTATCGCAGAACATTTTTACACTGATTATAAAGAGACAGAACTTTTCTTTTTGAAGAATGGGCAATCTGTCTATAAAAACAAGTTCGACGGTCTTGAAACAGATATTGTTAAAAGACGTTCTGCAACCATTGAAACGGTAAAATGGTGCAAACTCAGCGGGGTTGAAATACTTGAAGAACGCGAATGGTTAGGGAAATATATCCCTATCATCAAGGTAATCGGAAAACACTCGGTAATCGAAGGAAAACACATTTATTGGGGTTTGGTACGTCCTATCAAAGATAGTCTCAGGATGTACAACTACTGGATTTCAGCCAT